AGATCCGCTCAGAGTTTGGGCTTTTTTGAATCAGCTCAACTCTACAGCGAAATCGTTAAGGCGATGACGCAGGCTCAGTCTGAGGTGGCGGCATAAGCCGCCCCTATTGGAGCCAACCATGTCAGATTTCTTCCTCACCGCAGCAACCCCAGCCGAATGGTTCATGCTGTGCAAGTTCCTCGGCATCTTCGCAGTGCTTCTTATTGCTTATGCCTGGTTTACAGGTGAGTGGTAATGAGGTACTTGTCTGTTTGTTCTGGCATTGAAGCCGCAACGGTCGCTTGGCATCACATGGGCTGGACGCCGGTTGCGTTCAGCGACATTGAGCCGTTTCCGTCTGCGGTGCTGACGCATCACTACCCTCATGTGCCTAACCTTGGCGACATGACCAAATTTGAGGAGTGGAATCTTGAATCAGTTGACCTTCTTGTCGGAGGAACCCCTTGCCAGTCATTTAGCGTCGCAGGACTGCGCAAAGGACTCGCCGACCCACGCGGCAACCTCATGCTTACCTTTCTTGCGATCGCTCAACGTCAGCGGCCTCGATGGATTGTCTGGGAAAACGTCCCCGGCGTCTTGTCGAGTAACGGCGGACGGGATTTTGGAACCTTCCTCGGGGCGCTGGGGGAGCTGGGGTATGGGTTCGCATACCGAGTGCTGGACGCTCAATGGTTCGGAGTGGCCCAACGACGTCGCCGTGTGTTCGTTGTCGGATGTGTTGGAGACTGGCAGCGTCCCGCAGAGGTTCTTTTTAAGCGCGAAAGCGTGCGCCGGGATACTGCGCCGAGCAGAGAGGCGAGGCAAGAAACTGCCAAGTGCATTAAAGCAGGCGTTGGAAAGCGTTTCAACTTTGAAACCGAAACCCTCCCTATAGCCTTTCACAACCGCCAAGACCCGGTGTCATCCGAGGATGCGACCAATGCTCTCGGTGCGAAAGACAACGGGCTTGGCGTGTTGGCATTCTCTGCAAAGGATTACGGAGCAGATGCTTCAAGCATTGCGCCAACCCTGCGAGCAATGGGACATGACGATAGTCACGCCAATGGCGGCGGGCAAGTGGCTGTCGCGCAGACTGCCATGCAAGTGCGTCGCCTCACGCCCGTCGAGCAATCAGTAGGGTTTTACTCAAACCTTGGCTCTCAAGGTGGCGGGTTTGGTATCAATGGTTCGCCAACTTTAAAAGCAGCGACAAGTAACAATCTAGCGGCTGTGGCGACCGCTATGCAAGTGCGCCGCCTCACGCCGGTAGAGTGCGAGCGTCTGCAAGGTTTTCCCGACAACTACACCAACATCCCGTGGCGCAAGGCCGCAGAAAGCCCAGACGGGCCTCGCTACAAGGCGCTAGGGAATAGCATGGCCGTGCCGGTCATGCGTTGGATCGGCGAGCGGATCAACAAGGTGAACACATGAGCCTCTTCACCCACGCCGGCGCGCTCCCGGCGCACCGCTACGTCTGGATCGAGCCCGACGCGCTCGGCACCCACGAGTGGCTGCGTGCGGTTTGGTTTGGCCTCACGTCTTACCCAGGCCGCGCCTGGGGGTGCCACGTCATGCTCGAGAGCGGCGCGGTGTATCGAAACGTGCCGCTGCACAAGCTGGCCGCCGAGCGTTGCGTGGAGGCGCCCTGGGGCGCGTCGCAGGCGCAGACGTGGGATTGTTACGGGTGGCAGTTCTCGACGATCGAGTACCCGTTCCTGCAGAGCATGAACTGCCGCGTGCGGCTGCAAGACAAGGAAGAGCACCGCGGGATGTATCTCTTCACGGCGGTCCCGGTTGGCGACGCCTTTAGCGCCGAGCCGGAGCAGGGTAAAGAGTTTTATTTCATCCAGCTCGAGAACGGGCGCTACACGGCGCAACCGACCAACCACGTCCTCGTCGAGGATCGGTCCTTCGTGCGCAAGTCGCTCGGGTGGCCGGACTTTCTCAAGAGGCAGACAGAGTGGTGGAGCGCAGAAGAATGATCCGCGTCGCAGAATTTTTGCGCATCGTGCGGCGCAAGTTTACAGACAGCTGGCGGTCGGTTCCCCCGCCAAACTGGGCCAGCTCTCGGCGTCGCGCCGGGTCTGACCACAACCTCTGGTGAACCGTATACACATTGTAGATACAAGGAGCATTTTATGAGCTTGATTATTTCTGCATCTGGCGGCGGCAACTTCCCCGAGCGCAAGCCGCTCGAGGCCGGCGCCTACGCGGCGGTCTGCGACATGATCGTGGACCTTGGCGTGCAGCCCTCGCCGGGCGGTCAGTTTGCGCCGAAGCGTTCGTTGATGCTGCGGTTCCAGATCCCGAGCGAGCGCGTCGAGATCACCCGCGACGGGCAGACCAAGAGCCTCCCGGCGGTGATCTCCCGCACCCTCGGCTTGAGCCTCAACGAAAAGGCCACGCTGCGGCAGCTGCTCCAGAGCTGGCGCGGGCGCGCCTTCACGCCGGAGGAGCTGAAGGCGTTCGACCTCGGCAAGGTGGCCGGCAAGCCCGCCTTTATTAACGTCACGCACGCCGTGAAGGGCGAGCGCACCTACGCGAACTTGACGTCGATCATGCCGCTCCCGAAGGGCATGCCGGCGCCGACCCTCGAGGGCGAGGCGCTGGTGTACTCCATCGACGCGCCGGACCCCGACGTGTTCGACAAGCTCCCGCAGTGGGTCCAGGACAAGATCGCGGGCCGCATCATCGAGGCGCCGACCGCGAAGCCGGCCCCTGCGGCGAAGCCCGCGGCTGCGCCAGCGGCGGCGGAGGAAGAGTTCGTCGACGACGCGGTGGCGTTCTAATGGCCACCGCACGCTACGGGTACAAACTGGCGGACGGCACGAAGGTGCCGTCTGTCACCACCGTCCTCAAGATCAAAGACCCCGGCGCGCTCTTGAACTGGGCCTACAAGACGGGACGCGCCCACGGCGTCCTGGAGGGGCAGGGCAAGGACGCCCCTGGCGGCCTGTATGAGGGCAACGACGCGCTCGCGGTCGGCACCTGCGTGCACGAGATGTGCGAGGCGTGGGTGAAGGGCGACGAGCCGATACTGGTCCTCGAGAAGGCGATCGAGGCGCCCTCGGTGACCGACAAGGCATCGTTTCGCGCACAGGCCGCGTCGGCTTACTCGGCGTTCGAGTTTTGGTGCAAGGGCACGCAGCTAGAGATCTTGGACTGCGAGGTGCCGGTGGTGAGCGAGGCGCACCGCTTCGGCGGCACGCTGGACTTCATCGGGCGCCTCAACGGCAAGCTGGTGCTGGGTGACTTCAAGACCAGCGGCGCGGTGTACCCCGAGTACCTCATGCAGGTCGCGGCATACGCCAAGGCCTACGAGGAAACCAGCGGCAACAAGATCGACGGCGGGTATCACATCCTGCGGTTTTCAAAAGAAAACGGCGACTTCGGGCACCATTTCTATCCGTCGCTGGACGACGACGCGTGGCCGGCGTTCCTGCACCTGCGTGCGCTGCACGATCTGAACGAGAAGCTCAAGAAGAGGGCCGCGTGATGGAAGACAGGCTCGCAAACATTCCGCCGCCCTTTGACGGGATCGGGTTCCTCGACGAGGTTGAGGACGTGGTGAACGAGCCGCTTCACTACAAGCTCGTGCTCCCAGACGGGCAGCAGATCGAGGCGATCGACTACATCCAAGCCGTGCTCGGGAACGAGGGCACGGTCTCGTATTGCCACGGGTCCGCGCTGAAGTACCTCTCACGCGCCGGGCGCAAGGATGACTTTGCGCAGGATCTGCGAAAGGCGGCTTGGTTTTGTACCAGAGCGGCGCAGGCCTACGAAGACATGTGCATGGAGGACAAGTGAAGCCAAACGCATACAAGATCTTGCAGCGTTGCATCGACGACGGCATCGCCTATGGGATGCGGCGTGCGTTCAAGCACACAGAGTCGCCGACGCGTGAAGAGATCGGGCTGCACATAGAGCGTGCGATCACCACCGAGATATGCGAATGGTTCGAGTTTGACGAAGTGAAGGAAGACTAACCCTAGAGACCAAGCCGCGTGGATCAGCTACGGAGCGCCGGCCCCGTCGCGGCAGCCGGACCTAACATGACCACCATCGACACAGAGAGCCCGCCCAGGGCGTGGTTGGAGGAGTGGATCGCCGGTGCGCGCAGCCGAGAGGATCTGCGGCTCTTCATCATGGAGCAGCAGAATCGGCTAGATGCCTACGTGCGCCAGATCGAGAAGATGGATCAAGAGCGCGCCGAGGTCGTGCGCTGGCAAATTGAATCGGCTCACAACGAGATGATCCTGCGCGGGCTACTCGAGCGGTACAAGTCTGCGCTGGAGGCGATCGCCAAGTTTGGCGGCCCGGCGTCTGACTTTGCCTCGACCGCGCTGCGCGCTCAATAAAACGGAAACGCGCCGGACAGGGCCGAGAGGTCGACCCTGTTGCCGGCGCCGTGAAACCGTGGCGCGTCGCTCAATGAAGACATGATAAACGGCGCACGGTTTTGGCTCGCGAAGTAATCCATGAACTTGAGCGTGCCCTCGGCGAGCGGGCGATATAGCCACGCGTTGGGGACGCCGTAGGCGTCCGCCACGATGAGCCCGTGCAGCGACTGGCTCACGATGGCGCTGCAGCTCACGAGCTCGTCGATGATTTCCTCGACCGGGCGTAGCGGACTGATGAAGTGGAACCCGCAGTGCTGCGGGCCACGCTTGACGTCCGAGCAGTGCGGGATAAATCCAACCTTGCAGGCAAGCTCCGGCTTGAGGCGCGGGGTGTAGAGCCGCGGCAGCAGCAGCGCCGGGTCTCCGTAGACGTCTGGGCACTTGATGCCTCTAGAGCGCAAGAATGATCGAGTGATCGGGCCACGCACGGCGTGCACGCGTAGCGTGTTGTAACAGTGCGTTGCATCTTCCTCGTTTGGCGGGTCGGTCCGCAGCCCGGTGCCCCAAATATGCGCGCCCTCGGTGGCGTGGTGCAACCACGACCCGACCGCAAACAGCGTGGCGTCGCCTTGGTCGCTGTTGTGCAGCAGCTTGTGTCCCTTGCCCAGCAAGCGCCCGACGATGTACGGAGACAGCGCGTCGCCGAAGTTCATCTGGTCGCCGAAGGTCCAATAGCGAAGGTTGACGATCACCCGTATTTTCTCTTCAAGTAATCCATGCGCAGCGGCATTAGATCATAGTCGCCGCGCCGGACACCGTTCAGCACTACGATCCCGTTCCACTCTGACCGCTGAACATCGTCGGGGCGATAGCCCTCGTGCTCAAGGTAAAACCGCCCAGCGACTAGGCCGTGCTTGACGTGGTCGGGGTACTGCTTGCTCGCGTACAGAAAGCCCTGCTGGTGGCCCTGCACGAATGACTTGCCGATGCTGTTTAGTCTATTGACGATGGTGCCGCCGATCGGCTTGCCGCTGAACGGGTTCGGGAAGTAATGGCAATAAGCCACCCCGTCGATCTCGACGATCTTGAGGAAGCGGTGCCGCTCCCAGTCGAGCGTCTGGCAATTCTGCGACCCGATAATGCCCTG